CAACTATCTGGTATTTTATCTATTAAGGTCATGTCACTTTCGTAACTCTCGTGCTTAAGTATTGCAAAGCCTTGACCGTTTTGGTTGCTTGTTATTTTCGCCCAACTATTTGTTGAACCTTGGTAGTTTTCTCCTAAAGTTACCTTTGTATTATAATCTTCGCATTGTTCTTTTGTTCCTTTGTAGTACATTAGTATATGTTGTTATATCTTGAATTAATATTATTTTCTTTAGCAACCGCATCATCTGTATTTTCAAATATTACAAGTTCTTGAAAAGTCATCATTCCAAAATTAGATGGTTTGCCTTGTCTATATCCCAATCCTAGTACATTATCAGTAAAATTAAATTCAATTTCTCTATAAAGTAAAAACTGATTATTTGTTGCTGTAAATGTTTGACTTCTGATTGTAAATGTAGTATCTGACCCATTTAATTTTGAAGCTGTTATAGTTGGACTATTATCAATAAAAGTGGATGTTGAACCGCTTACGGCAAAAAATCCATAATCACCTCCCCCAATATTACTACCGAAAATACAGGAAGATTTTCCTTCATTATCTCCTACATAAAACATACCCTTAACAGTTACACCGTCATTAGGTGCGTAAGTAGATGAATAACCACCATCATTATCTGAACTTCTAATAATACAAGGTTTTCCCCCTTTAAGAATAACCTCTCCATTAGAAACTATTTGACCCTGTAGATTTGCAGTGGTCTGAGTCATGTTATTACTTCCTACTTGGTCATATATAATACTTACAAAACCATTTCCAGAACCTACAAAGTCTAATAAAGTTGCAGTATCTAATATACCATTTACAAATCCTATATCTAATTCTGTGTTATCACTTGACCTTCTAACTTTTATTGCGGAACCTGTATAGCTTTTATCTAGTTTATCAAGGCTTAATCCTAAAGATGCGTTTGGAAATTGATTTAAAAAACCCGTAAAAGTATTATCAAAAATAACATTTGAACCTAAATACAATTTCTTAATTTCTACATCACCTAAGTATGCCTTATTTATATTTTTATTGCCTATTTTTATAGCCATTTTTAATTAATTTTTTAGTCTGTTATAATGTAAAATGTATCAGGGTTTACACTACCTGCATCATATTCAGCTTGGGTTAATGATACTATATTTGCTACTTTATCACTTCCATTAGGTTCATCTGTAAGAACTGTGTTTACTTTATTATTTTCTATTTCAGTTACTGTCAGGTCTAATTCATCTATTTCATTTTGGTTTATGGTTATATTATTTACATTATCCCCTATATTTGTCTCTAATACACCTATTTCATTTTGGATTGTAGTAATATTATTACCATTATCCTCTACGTTTCCTTCTAAAATAGATAGCGATTCCTCTAATACCTCTATATTATCTTGAATTAAGGTAATTGCATTTCCATTGTCACCTACAGTTACCTCTAAAATAGATACTGTCTCTTTTAAAACATCTATTTCATTTTTAATAGCACTTGATGCATTACCTCCCGTGCTTGGTGCATTACCATTTACTCCAAATGACCAACCACCAAATTTTTTTCTCTTAGTAGATGAGGTTTCACTCTTACTATATTCTGTAATATATTTAGCATTGACATCTATAAAATTAAAAAACTCACTTTTATAAGACTCGTAGTAGCTGTATTGGGCTTTACTGATATAATCTACCTCATTCTTACTTAAACCCTCTGTATCGCTTCCTGTGGCTTTATATATACCTTTATTGCCTATTTGATAAGCACCATAAGTAAAAAAGTAACTAGTTGATAAATGTATAAGCATAGGCTTTACATAATCATCATATAGTTCCAAATAAATTCCTTCTAAATTATTTTCTTTAAAGTCCTCAGTCAACTTATTA